TTCGATGCGAAGACCCTCGAGGCGGCCGACCGTCGGCGTGGCAGCACGTCGCTGCAGGAGGTGCTCGTCGAGGCCGCCCGTGCCAACGGGTATCACGGCCCCGCCCGCGTCTCGTCTGGCAATATCCGCGAGGTGCTCGCGAGTGGTTTCGCCACTCACGCGATCAGCAACGTGCTGGCCGCGACCTACGGCAAGTTCTTGCTCCAGGGCTACACCGCTGTCGAAGCGGCGTGGGACCAGATCGCGTCGATCCGCAGTGTGTCGGATTACAAAACCGTCACGGGCGTGCGGCTCAACGGTGGTTTCGAGTTCGAGGATCTCGGTCCTTCCGGCGAACTGAAGTCGGCGGATGCTTCGGACGAGACGCGGACGATCAAGGCCAAGCTGACCGGCCGTATGTCGAGCATCACGATGGTCGACATCGTGAACGACGATTTGGGTGCTCTGACCCAAGTTCCGGCCCGTCTTGGCCGCGGTGCCGCGGTAAAGCTCAACCGGGATTTCTGGACAGAGTTCCAGGCGAGCAACTCGTCGTTCTACCGTGCGGAGTCGGCCGCGGCCGGCAACGCCCTCTCGATCTCGAGCCTGCGGACGGCCACTTCGTCCTACCGCAAGCTCACGGATCCCGACGGCAACCCGCTCGGCATCACGCCGCAGATTCTCATGGTTCCGCCGGAGCTGGAGATCACGGCCGACGAGCTGATGGGCTCGACGGTGCTCATCACCGGAGAGAGCACGACTCGCGGAAATGTGAACGTGTTCGCCGGTCGGTTCCGCGTGGTCTCCAGTGCGTACCTCACCAGCGGCACGACCTGGTGGCTGATGGCGAACCCGGCCGAACTGCCGGCGATGGAGGTCGCGTTCCTCAACGGCCAACGGCTGCCGACGGTGCAGCAGGCCGAGGCCGATTTCAACCAGCTCGGTATCCAGGTCCGCGGCCACTTCAGCTACGGCGTTGCCAAGGCCGAAGCCCGCGGTGCCTACCGGATGGCGACCGCTTGATCCTGACGTGATTCATTCCCGGTCGGCGGGGGCCAAACCCGCCGGCCGGGGCTCTCAACCAAATCCCTCAGTTACGAAAGGTTTCTCAGATGGCTTCCTACTCTGCGGACGGCGACAAGCTCGACTACACCCCAACTACGGGCGTGGCGGCGGGCGAAATGGTCGTCCTCGGTTCCCTCGTGACGATTGCCGAGCGTGCGATCGTCGCGAACGAACTCGGTGCGGTTCTTGTCAATGGAATCGTGACCGGCCCGGTTCACACCACCGGCGTGACCGGCGCCCAAGGCTCGGCGATCAAGTGGTACGCGGTCTCTGGCGTGTTCGACGCCTCGACCGGCACCAACGCCGGCTACCTGGCCCGTGCCCGCCTGGCGACCGACCGGCAGGTGGCTGTCCTCCTGTGGCCGGGCTCTTGATCGACCCCACGCAAGGGACCGGGTACGGCCAACGCTACCGGCCGTGCCCGGTCCTCTTTGCTCTCTGCTGGTGACTCTCCATGCAGGACATGATCGCCATCGGCGAGACGTGGTTTCGTTCGCAGCGGCGTGAGCATCTGGCGACGGAGGTTTCGTACCAGCCAACCGTCGGCCCCGCCCGCACAGTCCTTGCGACGATCGTGGTCGGGCGGTGGGAGTCGGTGGATGCCGCCGGCCAGATCATGCGGACGGAGACGCGGGACTTCCTCGTTGACACGACCGACCTCGCCCAAGACCCCAAGCGTGGCGACAAGCTGGTCTACGGTGGCGCGACCTACGAGGTGACGATCCCGCCGGGTGCCGAGCACCATTGGCGGTGGTCGGATCGGAATCAGACAATCAGGCGGATCCACACGATGGTAACGCAGGGGTCGGCCAGCCGGATTCCGCAGGCCGTACCGGGTGCCCCAACGATCACAGTTGCGTTGGCCGGCGAGTCAGTTGAGTGGACTACTCCAAGCAACGGAAGCTCCCCGCTGACACAATACAAACTTTACATTGACGACATACTGGCTGAGTTTGAGCCGTGGGCAACCGTAAGCGCTAACGCTGTTAGTGAAAGCCAAGTGATTCAAGTTTCAGCCGTCAACGCCGTGGGCGAAGGTCCGAAATCTTCGCCGGTGACGGCTGGCCTGGCGTAGCCGAGGAGAAGAAATGGCTCGAGGATCATGGCCCCGCGGCGGAGTGCGGACCCGGCTGCCGGTGGCGATTTATCGGCGCGACGGCACCCACCCAGAGGCGGCCGATTGGGCGGCCCGCGTTGTCGCCAACGGCGGAACGGTTGGCACGTCGCTGCCGGCGGTGGACAGGTTTTGTCGTGCCATCGACGCGGCCGGGATTCGAGATCGGTTCGTGCGTCTGAACCTGTTCTGCGGCGGTCCAAGCAACACCGTTGCCGGGCTAAACGCCTGCGTCGTGCCGCTCTACCGAAACACCTCGCCCTCGGGCTCGCCGCTCGGCAACGCTATAGACGAAAACAACGGCCCATTTTTGCCAGAGAACTACAACGAGACGGGTGCGAGCGGTGGGCTGGTGGGCAACGGAACGACCAAGTACCTAGACGCCGGGCTCGCCCCTTCCGATCTGCCGTCATACACATCCGCGCATCTCGCGGTGTATCACTCGCAGCCGACCGGAGCCAATCAAACGCGCGCATGGATTGCGTGCCGCGACACGGCAACTGCATCACAAATCTACCTTAGCAACGGCATGTTCAGCACATCGGCAGTGTTTGGACAATACATGTCAAACGCGACTGCCAACTTCAACACCGGAGGTTCGCAGACCGGAGCCGCTGGTGGCTTCAGGGTGTTGTCTCGCACGGCAGTAGACAGGCTGGACAACTACTACAACGCTGTTTCGCAAACAAACTCAACGATCAACATCGCGGGCGGGATTGTCGGAGTCACATCGGCCCGGCCGATTTTCATCTTTGCCAACAACAATCAAGGCACGGCCGACTCGTTTATGAACGGCAGGGTCATGGCGTACTCACTCGGACTCGGACTTTCGCAGTCGCAGGTTGACGCCTACAACGCGGCCATGCAGGCGTTCCAGACTGCGCTGGGAAGGAATGTCTGATGACAGTCGCCGATCTTGCGCTTCCAATGCCATACGCTGACTGCAAAGACTTAGCCCTGGTCTACCCTCATGAGGTGGCCTTCGCCCTGTACGAAGTGCAGGTTGAGCACGGCGACCCGCGACACGTTCCGGTTGGTCGGCAACTGACGGATGGACGCTGGGTGATGCTGGGCGAGGTGCTGTCCGCGGTGGGGCCGGGCGGCCTGCTGTACCAGGCGTTTCGTCACATCACGCCCGAAATGATGGCGAACGTCGAGGTGGTGCCGCTCGCTACTGTGGCGGCCCTGCTGCCACCCGCCACGCCCGCCTGACGGCCAAAATCCCGGGGTTTACGCCCACGGGTATTTCGATAGCCTTGCTGGTGAACAGGTGAACACATGATTGAACACCTTTACCGCATCGCCGCCCACGCCTACTACGTCGGCGAGGAACCCGCCGGCCGCCGGGCGTGCGAACGCCTGCTCCGGCTGCCGCTGTCGCCGGAGAAAGAGGAGAAGGTCCGGGCGAATCGGACGTGGTACACGCAGACGCTCCGGGATCTCGGCGTTCGTTCCACATTCGAAAGAGTGGAATGCGAGCCTGCATCCCCCGGCTGGTCACTGTTCAACCCGTCGGTCGTGATCCACCACGGCCGGATGCTGGTCAACGTCCGGTCGAGCAACTACCGGATCGTGGACGGCCGGTACGTCATGCCGCCGGAAGATCGCGAGACGATCAAGACACGGAACTGCCTGTGGATTCCAGGACGCGATCAGGCCACCTACTGGTCGGCAGACTACGAGACGACCGGATACCCCGTCGAGGGGCTCGAGGACGTGCGCCTCAACTCCGTTGACGGCAGGCTGATCGTCTCGGCTACTGTCCGCAACTGGGCCCGCATGGACGGCACATGCCGGATCGGCGTTGGCCGGTTGGACTTGGTCGATCGGATCGACGGGCTGCGGGTCCACTCCACGATCGACGGCCGGCACGAAAAAAACTGGATGCCGATCACCGGACGGAAAGAGTTCGTCTACCACTGCAGCCACGAAGGCCGGACGTGCCTTGTGCGAGAACAGGAAAACGACTGGACCGTGACGGCTCACGCCGAGGCTCCGCCGGTCGCCCGTGGCTTCCGGGGCGGGTCGCAACTTGTCGAGCACCCGTGGGCACCGGGATTGTGGTGGGCGATCGTCCACGAGGTCGCCGTCTCCGGTGGCCGCCGGGTCTACGAACACCGGTTCGTCACGTTCGACGAGGCGGCAGACTGGAAAATCGTCAGGGTGTCGCCGCCGTTCGCATTTCGCGAATCGCGAACGATCGAGTTCTGTGCCGGTCTTTGCGTCAACGATCAGGAGTCGCTGATGGCTTCGTTCGGCGTCCAAGACGCCGAGGCTTGGCTCGCCCGAATCCCGATTGCCGACGTGGTCAACATCATGGGTGACGCATGGGAGTGACGACCTCCGCAGCTTGGACCGAGACCGTCCGCCGTGCCCTTGAAAGCAACTGGCGTGAGGATGATTGGTTCGGCTGCGACAGCCGCGTGATCTTCCACTACGCCATGAAGGGCGAGATCTTCAAGCGATACCGCCCCAGGCGAGTGATCGAGATCGGCACCCGCTGCGGGTATTCGCTGCTGACGTTCCACCAGGCGGCACCTGGGGCACGGTTCCTGTGCATCGACGGGGCGATGGATGCGGACAGCTACGACTGCCTCGCCCACTGGCGTCGGCTTGTGGAGCGGCACGAGATCGACGCCGACCTGATCGTGGTGGATTCGCACGCCATCAAGAGCCTCCCGCCGGCGGACTTCGCCCATGTTGACGGGGACCACTCCTACGAGGGTGCCTTGGCCGATCTTCGGCTGGTGGCCGGCAGCCGAGTGATTCTCGCCGACGACTGCGACAACCAGGCGGTGAAGGCGGCGGTGGAGCAGTTCGCACGGGAGCAGGCTTGCACGGTTGAGTATTTCGACGATGGGCTGCGGAAGGGGGCCATCCTGACATGAAGGTAGCCATCTACGCTCTTGCCAAGAACGAGGCCGCCAACGTCGAGCGGTGGGAGGCTTCCTGCCGGGATGCCGACCATCGGGTCGTGACTGACACCGGCAGCACGGACGGCACCCTGGAGTTGCTCGGCAACGCTGGGGTGTCGGTGGCCCACGGGGCTCCGATCCCGTGGCGGTGGGACGACGCCCACAACCTATCGCTAATGCACGCCCCGGCCGACGCCGACGTGGTGATCCGGCTGGACCTCGACGAAGCCCTCGACCCCGGCTGGCGGGAAGCCCTGGAGCGTGATTGGAAGCCGGAGACAACGAAACTCCGCTACTGGTACTGGTGGTCGAACGAAGTGCGGTTCCGCTGCGATCGGGTTCACTCCCGGCACGGGTATCGGTGGTCTGGGGCGACACACGAGGGGCTTGTGCGGTGGTCGGGCGATGAGGTGCAGACCTACTCCGATGGGCTGGTGATCCGGCACCACCGGCAGCCCGACAAGAAACACCGCACCGACCTGGAGTTGCTCCGCCGGGCCGTGGCCGAGAATCCGACCGACGCCCGCATGGCGTGGTATCTGGCCCGGGAGTTGGACTACGCCGGGGACAAGGATGCCGGGCCGGCGTTCGCCGCCTATCTCAAAATGCCGGGCGGGGCCCCAAACGAGCGGGCCTATGCCCGCCGGTCGCTGGCGAGGCTGGATCCGAAGGGCGGCAACCTGCACATGCTGGCGGCCATGCTGGAGGCACCGCTGGAGCCGGAGCCTTACGTCCACGTCGCCAACCTTGCTTGGAAGACGCATGATGCCGCGGCCACGCTGCACTTCGCCCGGCAGGCGATCAACTGCAGCGATGAGAATCGCACGCATACGAGCGACCCGGAGTGCTATGGGGATGCCCCGGCAGACCTCGCCTACTCCGCCGCCTACGAGTTGGGCCTGCTTGACGAGGCCCTCGCCTACGCCCGCGAGGCCGCGGCCCGCAACCCTGGCCAGCCTCGCCACGCCGCCAACGTCTCGGCACTTGAGAGAATGATAGGAGAGGACGGACCCAAGCCATGAATGCCATCGAAATACTGATCTGCGACTCGCTCGCCGACTCGCTCTCCAAGTTCACGTTTCCCGGCGACATCAAGACGATCACCGCGGTACGGCGGATCGTTCCCGACGAGGTAACGGAGAATCTGGACACGCTCCAGGTGTCTGTGGTTCCAGGCGAGGTGGACGTGAGCAATCACACCCACGGGGCCGACCTTTTCGAGCCGACCGTCCATGTTGTGATCGCCAAGCGATTCGACACCGACGCCGAGCTGGATTCCCTCTACGACCTGCGGAGCGACATCGTTGATGCCATTCGCTCCAAGGCGTTGCCGGCCTCGACGCCGGCCATGCCGGCCGGCACTCACTGGATGAGCATCCAAAACGTCGTGACGTTCGGCCGCGACCAAGTGGCGAACATGCGGACGTTCCTTGCCGACATTGCCGTGGTCTACCGGCGAAGCCAAGAAAAGGTGCTCTGATGAGCATGATCCCGACGCCGCAAGTTCCTGCGATCGGGATGAAGGCCAGCACCAAGCTGTTTTTTGACAAGCAAGCCGTGCAGGCCGCGATGACCGAGATGGACCGCAAGGCTCTCTGGAAGGCCGGCGGGCTGGTGCGAGACCGTGTTCGCCGAATCATCAAGCGACGAGGTTTGGCCCGAATTTCAAAAACGATCTCGGATCGTTATCCAGGTGCCGGCCCGACTGCCCTACACAAGCTGGGCGTCATTTCCGCAAAGCAGCGCGACATCATCATTCGGGAGGTGCAGTCTCCAAAGCCTTCGCCAGCCGGTTCGCCGCCATTCACGCACACGCCTGAGTCTGGACACTACGCCAGCTACCTTGGGTTCCGGCGGAACGTCTGGTACTTCTACGACGAATCCACCCACTCGACCGTCGTCGGCCCCTCCAAGAAAGGCCGCATGATCCCGTATCTCCACGAGTTCGGGGGCGTGCTGCGTCTGCGGACATGGGTCTACATCCCGCAGATCAAGACGAAGCGTGGCGGGATGCGAAGCCCAATCACGATGAAGCTGCCCACCGGCCAGCGTCCCCACAACCAGACGCACTGGCGGCCGATGTCGCAGCAGACCGTGGTGCAGTATCCGGCCCGTCCGTTTATGAAACCTGCCGTGTATTTCTGTAGTGCCAACGGCTCGATAGCGAGGGCATTCCGGAACACGTTCCGCGTAACCGCCGGCTCCCGCGGCGGTGGCTTCACCATCCGCCGTGGACCGTAGGCTGGTATACTGATGTTCAGGTGGCCCGCCGGGCCAAAACCGATCAACAGGAGCCTCCTCGATGCCCCCCGTCTCTCACAGCTACCGGCTCGGCAAGGATCACACGTTCGTCTTCGCGTCCAGCATCGCGAACAAGGATGTGAAGAGTGTCACGGTCACGCGGGAGACCGCGGTTGAGGGCGAGGTGACGACCCGCGGCAGCGACAACGTCCAGGAGTTCGTGCCGATCCGCCAGAACACCACGCTCGAGGTGGTCGTGCTGGATCACTCGTGCGTGATGCACGCCACCGGCGTTGCCACCGTCACGCCCCCCACGGGCACTGCCACGACCGGGCCGTACTACGTCAACAACATCGGCGAGCCGCAGGAAATCGACGGCGTCGTGGAATACACCATCACGCTCAAGCGGTTCGTCGGCGTGTGAGGCTGACGAATGCCAATCAACGGCGGGCTGAACCGCGTCTACGTCCTGGGGCGCGAATGCGTCCTCTTTATCGAGGGCGTGCAGATGACGGGGATCTCCGACTTGGCGTTGCGTGAGTTGGTGACAGAGGTGGATGCGACCGGGTTCAACCACCAGGTCACATCCACGATCGTCACGCAGCGTTCCATCGAGATCAGTTTTGGGTGTCCGGACATGGCCCAGGCACGGCAACTCTACGCCCAACGGTGGCGGCTGTTCAACGGATTCAAAATCCCCAACGTATTTGAGGTCTTCCTAGACGGCGGCCTGCTTGGGCCGATCGTCGGGAAGTTCACCCTGCACGACACCGACGCCGACGAGCCGATGAACGACATCGTCGCCCCGCGGTTCACTCTCAAGCAGTGGGGTCACGCATGAAGCTGTTCAAGGATTCGCTAGGCCGCGAATGGAAGCTCGACGCCAACTTCACGTCCTATGGGCGTGTCCGGGACTACACCGGCGTCAAGCTCTACGACATCGCCACCGAGAGCCGCGACAGCCTTGTGCAGCTCACCGACCCGCTCACGCTCGGGAAGGTCTTGTGGGCGATGGTTGAGCCGCAGGCGGAGGACAAGGGCGTTTCGCCAGAGGAGTTCGGCGAGGGCTTCCGCGGGGACGTTGTCCATGAGGCATACAGTGCTCTCATCGACGAGATGGTTTTTTTTTGCCACCCCCGCCAGAGGAAGCTCCTGGAGATGACGCTGACAAAGCTCCGGGCAGCGGAAGAGAGGGCGGAGGAGACGGTCGAGGAAAAGATCGAGGAGTTCGGAGAGGCGATCGACAAGGCGATCGACCAGTGGACCCGTGGACTCTTGGATGGGAATACGCCGGCATCCTCGGCGTCCATCCCGGCCAATGGTCACTCCGCCAACTCTTCGACGCAGTCCGTGGGCGTCGCCGAGAAGCCTGGAATCACACCAGTGCCCTGATAGCCCAGCAAGCCGAGTTCAACCGCGACCCGAAGAAGCGGCCACACCCGTTCGACTCATCCGAGTTCCACCCCATGCGCGAGCCACCCTCGGTCCCGGTCGCCAGCGATGATGTCGTGAGGGAGCTGATATGAGTTCCATATCCGCAGTCCGTGCCGGGAAGGCGTTCGTCGAGATCACGGCGAACGACACCGACTTTCAGCGTGGCATGAAGAAAGTCCAGCATTCCGTCGTGCGGCTCGGCAGCATGATGCGGCAGATCGGGAGCGGACTGCTGCTTGCCGGCGGTGCGATGGGCCTGCCGATGGTGCTGGCCGCCAAGTCTGCCGCCACGTTTGAAGATGCCCTGCTCGAGTTACAGGGGGCGGCCTCCGACCTTTCGCAAGGCGACTTGAAGCGGGTGCGGGACGAGGCCATTCGGCTTTCATCTGCGATGGGCGTTGCTCCGGAGAAGGTCAGCCAGGCTTTCGCCCTGCTCGTCAAGGCTGGCATGGACGTAGAGGTCGCGCTCAAAGGTGGGGCGAAGTCGGCCGTTGAGTTTGCGAGGGTGTCTGGCATCGAGGCGTCGGCCGCCGCCGAGTTCATGTCGGACGCGATGAACGTGTTCGGGAAGAGTTCGTCGGAGGCTTCCGACACGCTATCCGCCGCCGCCGATGCCAGCTCTACGTCGATCGCACAAATGGTCGAAGGATTCGGCCAGGTGGCCGGCGTCGGGAAGATCACGGGCCAATCCCTTTTCGGTATTTCGCAAGCGATGGCCGTGCTCGCCGGATACAGCATCAAAGGCGAAGAGGCTGGCACTGCAATCAAGACGATGCTCACGCGACTGATCGCCCCGTCAGACCAGGCCAAGGCCGCTCTCGCCACCCTCGGGCTCTCAATGGGCGACCTTGTGGACAACACCGGCAAGCTCCTGCCAATGGCACAACTCGCCGGCGTGTTTGAAAAGAAGCTCGGCGGCATGGGCAAAGAGTTTCGGGATGCCATGCTCGCCAGCCAGTCGGTCGTCGAGGTTTTCGGCGATCGCGGCATCAAGGTCATTTCGGCGTTTGCCGGTGCGGGGGCCGAAGGTTTCAGCGAGATCGCGAAGAAGATGGAGAACAGCCGGACAGTGTCCGAGAAGTTCTCGATCGCGATGTCGGGGATCAGCGGATCGTTTGAGAGGCTTTACTCAGCGGTCCAGCGGCTTGCGATTGCCTTCATGGTGGGTGCATCGCCAGCGTTGTCGGCGTTCGCGTCTGTCGCCGTCCCCGTCATGGACGCGCTCTCGTTCCTGCTCGCGCAAATCCCGATCATTTCCCCCCTGCTCGTCGGCATGGCTGGGGCACTCGTCGTGGTAGGTGGTGCGGCCCTCGGGGCCGGCGTGTTGTTGGCATTTGTCAACTTCGGGTTGAAGAACTTCATCAACTTCTCGACGACGTTCGCTCTCGCCGGCCGGTCCATGGCCAGCGTGATTGGCGGCATCTCCAAGGCACTCATCGGCCTGCGTGCTGCGATGTTCGCAATCCCTGGTTGGGGGTGGGCTCTTGCTGCCCTCGCCCTCGCCGGCGGCGTCGCCGCATTTATGTTCTCTGGGTCCGGCGGCAAGAAGGCTTCCGCAAAGAAGTCCGGGCTCAAGAGAGACGCGGATCGGGCGGCCCTGGGTGGCGGAGACGACGCCCCAGCCGGACAAGCTGCTTCCGGCAAGCGTGGGGAGTCGCTCGGCACGTTCGCCGGCATCGTGGCAAACCAGCTTGGCGTCGGGCCTGCACTGACGGCCCAAGAGCAGACGGCAAACAACACCGGCAAGATGGCAGACGGCATTGACGCCCTCGTTCGCCAAGGCGAGGCCCGGGTGCCCGGGGCGGCTGCCCTGCAGGCCGGCATGGCGGCCCCAGGAGCCAAGGGTGGCGTTGCCGCCGGCGGTGGCCGCGACCTCCTCAGTGCTACCGAGCGAACCGCAATCGCCGCAGAGCAACAGAACACCTACCTGCGGCAACTCCTCGAGCAGTCCCGCGGCCCCGGATTCGCCTTTGTGTGACCTATGCCAACACTCCCACCAACCACGATCGAGGGCGTTGAATCCGGCACGGGTTCGCTCTCCGTAGGATCCGACGGGCTCATCTCTCGCGAGGTGGAGCTGCGGTTCCTCGTCATGTGCCTTGAAGGCTACACGGCTGCGGAGGCCAAGGGGCAGGAGTTGGCCCCGCTCTACTATGACGGCCACCGCCGCGGCGACATCCGCTGCACCCCTGTCGGGGGCGGCTGGTATCAGATCGTATGCACCTACAACAACGCAGGCGTAGATGCCTATGGGACGTGGGGCGTCGAGAATCCCGACGGCGTCAAAGTAGTGCCGGCGGGTATTTCGGTAGACACCACCGGCGGCACGGAGCACGTCACGCAGGCGATTGACACGTCTGGCTATCAGCTTGACGGTCCAGACGCGCCCAGCACAAACAACGCGATCAACGTCTCGGGCGACCAAGTCAACGGCGTTACAAAAACGGTCCCTGCGTTCACGTTCAGTGAAACGTGGCTGGTGCCCGCGTGGTATTTGCTTGTGGGGGCGAAGAAGGAAGACGTCGGCAACGACGCCGAGCAGGATCCCGGGCCGACGGTCCCGTATGCACAGAAACTCCACGATCTGACCGGCACGACGAATGGGGATGCGTGGAGGGTTTTCAAGAAAGGCGAAGTCCTGTTTCTCGGTGCTCGCTACGACATTTCCCGCGGTGCGAGCATGGTTCCCGTCACGTTCTCGTTCTCGGTGCAAAAGACAAGGTTCCACACGGAAGAGGAGCCGTTCGAGGTCGGAGGAATCGCCGTCTACTACAAGGGCGGCTGGGATTTCATGTGGATCTACTACGAGGATGACGTTGATGCGGAAGCGTTGTTCCCAACCAAAAAGCCGAAGTATGTCTACATCGACCAGATTTACGAGAGCTCCAACTTCCGCGACCTTGGCATCGGCGACAAGTGGGGGCAGCACTTCCTCTACACCGGAAGCACGTTTGCCCACCCGCTCGACCCGGACAAGAGAGACAAGGTATGAGCGACGGCTTCCGCAAGGTCCGGCCTGGCGAGCCAGTCCGCGTGGCGGCCTCGGCCTGGAACCGGATCATCGACCAGGTCGTTACCAAGCCGCGATTCGATGGCGAGGGATCGGCATGGCCAGAGACAAACTTCCGGGTGCGGTGCAAAAACTTCACCTCCACAGGCATTTCCCGCTGGGGCGTGCTCCAGATTAGCAACGTGCTTGAGCAGCCGACCGGCGTCGGCAGCCAGTTTGAGCAGTGGCCGGGCGTAATCGGCGTCACGCCGTCTTCGCTGTCCGGCGGCGGTGCTGCCTATGCGGTGGCGGTCGAGCCGATCCCGGCCGGGTCCATCGGCAAGGCTGCGATTGACGGAGTCGTGCAGGCGAAGGTGCTGGTGCTCTGCACGGGGCACCAATACGCCAAGCCGAAGTTGAGCGAGATCGACTACCTAGAGACGTGCGAGGCCGGGCCGTTCCGGATCATCTGGAAAGGGACGACCGGGCCGGCAAACCCGACCGGCGTCACCGGCCCCACCAAGCCGTGGGCGTTGCTCTCTTTCTGCAACGATCGAATCCCAGAAAGTTTCCCCGGCCACTCCACCGGCTCAACCCAACTCCTCGGCCACGGCAAGGGCTCCACCGGAGCCAGCGGGTGCGACACCGGCCTCCAGTGGTATTCCGTGACGGAGTGCAGCGGCAACCCGTCCTACGCCTCCAGCTACTTCCTCTGAGGTTCCGATGCCCGAATCATTCGCCAGCCGCGGCTACCGGCTTTCAACCACCGGCACCACCTACGTCGCCACGGGCGTGACCGGGCTCGCCGGCGTAACCGGAGTCACACTCATCCGGTCGATCTCGGTCGCCAATGTGGATCTATCCAACGCCGCCGCGGTGACGGTGAGGCTGCACCAGGGGGCGACCGGTTACGCCCTGGCGGCCAACGTCAACGTGGCGACCGGCACCCGCTACGAGGTGTTGACGGCACCGCTGGCGGTGCGGCAGGGGGATTCGGTCTCGGCTACTGCGTCGGCGGCGGATCGGCTCGATGTTGTGGTGTCGTCCTTGGAGATCACATGAGCCCAACGATTCGGTCAAAGGGCGGGCAGCCCCTCCTCATATCCGGGGAGGTAGCAGCGTCCAATTCGTGCTGCCAGTGCGGTAGCCTGTGTCCAGGATACCTCTATGTCACCGCAAACTACTCAACAGGATTTGGCTTCTCACCAGACCCGAATGCGTACTGCCAGTCCCTGCGCCTTCCATACAATCCTATTATTCTTTACGGACCAAGCCTGCCAGATGAAAACGGATACTTTTTTCAAGGAGAGCTCTACATTGGTGATTACATCGGAAACCTGCTTATTGCAACAATCCGGTTTTTTATTCCCAGGAATGCTCAAGCAGGATCAAAAGTCCGGCTGCAAATAATCCCAGGCGAGTACGGCAACTGGTCTGCAACCTATGAAGCCGACTACCTTGGATGCCCAAGCGCGAAGTGCAGCGGGCAATCAATGTATGTTTTCAAGCCGTCCGATCTTGTGGGCGGCAGTTCTGCGTTTTGCGGTGGAAGCGTTGAGTTTGTCGTAACTCACAGCGACTTCTACGACTGTGAGGGCCTTTGCTCGTACGCAATATCGGTGACGCAACCAAGCGATATTGCGACAAGCGGTAGATACGCTTCTTGCTATCAGCTTTGGCAGCCATCTGGAAACAGAATAGCGTATTCGCTTGCCGCAAGTCTTCCATCCGGAACGTCACCTGACTCAGCGGCGTCGTATAGCGCGGGGCTATCTGCCGGAGGCTATGAACTTCGCGCGATAGTTGCTCATTATCTTGATGGGCAAACGCCTAACACCTCAGCCGATTGCACGCCAAGCATTGCATACTACACCGAAAACCCCGGTTTCTCAGCTAGCGGCGTTATTAGCGCAACCCTAGTTTGCGTCACCGGCAGAACGCCTAAGCCGTTTGGCGTACTGATATCGGCCGGCGTCAATGTAAGCATTGGGTCTAGCGATGAGAAGATAAAGGAATGCGCCGGATCGTATATTTGGGGTCGAGGTGTGCTTTATGAGCTTCCGGTGATTTGCCGCGACGACATGAATAGAAAGTGCGTGGATTTGAAGGGAACGTATCGAGTCATAGACGCTCCATTTGAGTTCTCGGCCACAGCATTCACGACCAGTCTCGGCGACTACGATTCAACGTATGAAAACAAGTCTGAGTTTGGACTAAGCGGCATCGCCGCGGAAATCGGCGAGGCGATTCGCGACGCACTCTCCGCCACCTTCCGCATCACCTCGCGGGATAACTGCGAGCCGCCCGTAGCGTGCAACTGCGACGCATCGCTCGGCGGGATGATGGTTTTACTTGGCAATCTAAAATCATTAAGCGTCAATCCAGAATACTACGAAGTTGGCAGTTCGCTAGTTGATTTTGTTCAGATGGATCCCGACCAAACCGTTTCTTGGCAAGGCCCGTTCGGGTTTTACGAATACACACAACTAGACCCCGACGGGCCGCAAGACGGCAACGGCAACTTCACACGCCGCCTGTGGTACCAGCGCGCAGAGCTCTATTGCGACGTGATTGACGGAGTCGCCCAGTGGTTCGTGCTCTTCACGAGCTTCAGAGACATCTACGACGAAGCCGGAACATCCACGCACCGGTCATACGACGAGTGGGTTGGAAAGATCGACTGCCGCAAGGCGTGCGAAGACTTGGATAACTTCATCGACAAAGATGAACCAGTGCCAATGGGAGAACCGTATGACATTGAATACCTCGGACGAACAACCGTCACCGGATACCTTGAGTGCGAGCCTCCACCAAGGGGCACAATCCGCCTCACGCAAATCCAACGTTGTTGAGCGATACAAAGCCATCCGTGCGGCCAAGCAGGCATCTCCCGCCACGCCACCGCCCGCCATGCCCGGCTTCCTGGAGCGTGTCGGCAACTTTGCAACCTCCGCCATCCGGCACGTCGGCGAGGGTGCACCGCGCTGCACCGACGAGGAGGTGGCGGCACGGTTCGCTATCTGCCAGGGATGCGAGCACTACACCGGGTCGGCCTGCAGGAAATGTGGGTGTGGCGTGAGCGGGCAGCGTGGGCTTGTCTCAAAACTCTCTTGGGCCGGCGAATCATGCCCGGTGGGCAAGTGGGGGCCGATCACCCGGGGAAAAACAGAGGTTGACGGGGATGCGGGTCCGGCGACACTCGACTAACCCCACGGAGTAGAGGTGCATGGGCGTACAGGCAAGCCTCGCCGATCGAGTCGCTGACCGAGTCGCGTCGATCCGCCACGGCCCGCGGTCATTCTTCGACCGGCTCCAGCCGGAGGCCCAGGCCGAGCTCCTCGAGGTCCGCCGCCGCTGGCAGGCCGGAGAGCTGCCGGCGTCCGCGTCGGCCCTGGCCGACCTGCTGATCGAGGAGGCCGCGGCCTGCGGCTACGAGCTCTGCGGACCCCAAGGGCTACGAGTATGGCTCGCTCGCCGCGACTAGCCGATCGTGTTGCCGAGAAGGCCGCCGTGAAGGCTGCTGGAGGCGACGGCCTGACGATCGAGGAAGTGACGCAGCGGTCCACCGGCGACGGCGTGGAGGCCCGCAGCGTATCGCAGACGATCCGCACGGTCGATGATCTGCTGCGGCATATCGAGGCAGACCTGGAGCGGTTCGAGGTGGCGGTCTCGGAGGCCACCAAGTGGGAGGGGCTGACCGCCGACAAGGACACCGGCCGGCCGATCGTCACCGAGTTGTTCCGGGTGTTCGTGCGGCTCAAGCCGCGGGCCGGGCCGAGCGTCCGCGAGTGCGTTGAGGCGATGATCTCTTCGGCACTGGCCGGCCGGCGGGTGAGGGCAAGGCCGATCCCGAAGTCGAAGCGTGGCCCGTGGGCCGTTCTCGTCGTGGCGGATACCCACTTCGGCAAATACTGTTGGCAGAAGACGACCGGCGAGGCCGACTACGACCTGGACATCGCGTCCCAGTTGGTTGCCGACGCATCCCGTGAGTTGCTGGACCAGGCACCACGCTACAAGCCGGCCCGCATGACGGTGGCGATGCTTGGAGATATCTATCACTACGATTCCCCGGCGGGCACGACCACGGGCGGCACGCCGCTTGAGCGGGACGGTCGGCTGCAGAAGATGATCGAGGTCGGCACCGACTCCATCATCGGCGTGATCGACGATGCTGCCGAGGTTGCACCAGCCGACGTTGTGGTTGTGAATGGAAACCATGATGAGACGCTGACGTGGGCGGCCCACCGGCTATTGGTGGAGCGATACGACGCCCGCGGCCGGGTTGCTGTTGATCGCGGGTTCACGCCCCGGAAGTATCTGCACCACGGCGGCAACCTTCTCGGGTTCGCCCACGGCAACAAGGCGAAGCGGAAGCTGCCGCAGCTCATGGCCCTGGAGGCCGCTGCCGCGTGGGCTCGATGCCCGTATCGGGAGATTCACACCGGACACCTCCACCACCAGGCGGCTGAGTGGTCGCGGCCGATCGAAACCCTTGATGGGGTTCTGGTCCGTGTCGCCCCCAGCCTCGGGCCGGCAGACGACTACCACGCCGTCAACGGCTGGCTTGGGCAGCGTCGGGCAATGGAGTTGTTCATCTACGACGAGGGTGGCGGGCTCGTGGCGATGCACGTCGCCGGGCCACGGATGGAGGTGCCGGCGTGACTCTCCTTTCCGACGACTACATCGCACAAGCCAACCGGGACGCACGTCGCTACCAGGGGCAGTGGACGGGAACGATCGGGTCCATGGCGGCCCACGTTCGGAGACTCATCATCGAGAGAGAGGAGATCATGCTGATGCTGGAGGGGAAGCAGCACACCACGCCGGAGGTGTCCGCCATCGTCGAAGAGGCGTGGGCGAAGTATCGGGAGCGTGGGCCGACGGAGCGGAAGGTATACGGGTGCGATGGCGACAAGCCGGCGAAGGAAACGCCCGCCGAAGAGTTGTGCCACCGCACGGCGGAGGTGATCCGCGACCGGCGTCCGAAATACGGCGGGCCGAAACAACACTTCGCCCGCACGATCGGCATGGTCAATGCGGCCTTCGCCGACGTGCTGAAACGTCCGCTCACCGAGGCGGATTGGGCCACGATCATGATCCTCGACAAGATCGCCCGGTTCCGGGGGCCGAATGCCACGGTCGACGGCCCCGTGGACATCGCCGGATACGCCGCGTGCATGTATGAGGTGATGGACAATCCGGGCACCTGAACAAACGTACAATAGAGGGGAGAGGGCAGACCGTGGCCGGAGAGGCGAGAGAGTGGCTGTTTCGGACGACTCGCCGCGGGCGCGAGCCGCTCGCTGCACCGAATGAAGGCGGCACGCATGTCCACTACCAGCCCACTCGCCGGGTCGGCATCGGCTCGATCACGTCCAACAAAATGACCTACCTCGAATACCTCGCCATCCGCAGCGGCATGACGCTGACAGAGGTGAAGAGGCTCCTAGATGAAGGGAAACGCTAATGCCCACGACTCTCACCGTAGCCGGCACCACCCGGCTCGCCTGGTCGCTGTCAGATCCGCAGTCCGTCGCCTCCTACTCCGCCACCGGAGAGGAGCGGTCCTCGCGGGCGATCGAAAACGGAACTGGAGTGGGCCAGGCAAACGTCGCCGCGACCAAGACGATCACCGGGACTCAGGCCGGTTTCAGTCTGTCGATCACCGGCATCACGGGCTCGGTCCTCGGCACCACGCAGACCGCCAACGTCTCGACCGTTCGGGAGTTGCTGGTGCAGGTGAACACCGGCCCGACGGGCGGGTTCCTCACCATGACGCATCCGGGGATCTCCGGCGTCCGGGTTGGCCTCGGCGGGCAGTTCCATCTCGCCGACTACAACTCCGGCATCACGGGCGGGACGCTGTCGTTCTCGTCGAGCGTGGCCGGCACCTACACCGTGGACGTGACCGCCGTTGGCGTGGGGAGCTACTCGTGATCGGCACAGTCGATGCCGTGACCGACGCGGCCAACGCCGAGAGTCTGATCGGCGACAAGGTGGGTGCGTTCATCGCCGCTGCTCGGGCCTCGGCCGTGGACGGACTGACGTGGGCAGAGTTTGGGCAACTTTTGGTCGCCCTGCTGCACCTGGTCGTCAGTGGGCTCGACACCGTGGCGTCCATGACGGGGCCGCAGAAACGTGATTTCGCCCTCGCGTCTGCCGCCGCACTGTTCGACACGTTCTCGGATCGGTGCGTGCCGATCGTCGCCTATCCGGTCTGGCTTGCTATTCGACCGGCCATCCGCCTGCTTGTGCTCTCGCTGTCGGCCGGGGCCCTTGAATCCCTCCTGCGAATCTCTCGGAGTGCTGCCGCATGATAACGCTCATCCTCGTTGCCGCCGCGCTCGGTTATTTGTTCTGGCCGCGGCCCCCAGCGGGCACCAAGGCGGCAGTGCCGGTCCCGGCAGAGTTGTTCCGCGTGCCGCCGATGCAGCCGGTAACGCCCGCCCCTGCATCGTCCGACGCTCGGGCTGCGATCGACTCGTTGCTCGAGGTGCGAGACACGCTCGGCAAGGCCGGCGACGTGGATCCGGAGTCGTCTAAGGCGATCGACCGGTTGTGGCTCGACCTCCTGCACAGTGGAGGGAAGAAGTGACCGACGACCAGAAAAAGTTTGCGATCGTGGCCGCTCTGCTGGCCGGGGCCGTGCTTGCTGGTGCGATGGAGTTTGTGCCGAAGTCGCCCCCGCCCCCGGCTGGCGAGCTGCTGTTGCGTGGGAAGTTCATCGGCCCATCGGCCGCCGAGGACGCCGCGACGTTCGCCGGATTGTGCCACGGCATCGCGCTAGCCTTGGTTGTGGACGGTACGGCATCTTCGCCGCGGATCGTGACCGGATCGCAGCTTGAAGATCTCCGGATCGCGGCCGCCGAGGGGAGGTTCCTGCCGCGGTCGCTATCCCGCGAGCAACCGCACGCGGTGGCCGCGGCTGGCCGTTACCTCGACGAGAAGGTTGGCACGTCTGGCGGGCCGCTCGCGGCCGACACCCGGGCACGGTGGGCGGAGGCGTTCAAGGCTTTGGCGTTGGCCGCAGAGGAGGCCGTTCAATGAGGGTGTCTGATTTCGTTTGGGAACTCATCGACAACGGCCTCTACGTTGCCCACCTCGTGCTCATCATGGGCGTGGCCACCACGGCGATCGCCTGCACGATGCTGCTCTACCAGATTCGGACAGAACTGGCCGTAATCCGCGAGTGCGTCGCCACAGCGGAGCCACACTGCCGGCACTGCGATCCTGACGCCCCGGTGCCAGTGCTTCCCCGCGTGCTGCCCCGCCTGCGGCGGATCGGGGAGGAGCCGGAGTGAGCATCCGCCAACGCTATTGGACGTGGTCTGCCATCTCCTTCGTGATGCTCGCCGCCCTGGTCGGGGCGATTGTGGATCACTACACCCACCGCGTGTTGAGCCGGGTGGACGAGGGGCTGGGGTATACCCCGAATCCGGAAGGCGTCCGCGAGTTTCTTTCGGAGTTGAACGAACCGACGTTCGCTGAGGCGGGCCGCGATTCGATGGCCAACGCCACCGGCCGCGATGTGTTTCTCTACCGGGCCGTATACCAGGCCCACCAGAAGATCTACGGCAAGCCGTGGCATTCGTTGGACCAGGGGCCGATCGGGACGTGCGTGGGCAACGCCTTCGCCCTCGGGGTGACGACGGCAGAGGCCGTCGATACTGTCGTGGGCAAGTCTGCCAAGCCGCAGCCGGCGTGTGCGGTCGAACCGATTTACGGCGGTGCCCGGACGCTGGCTATGTTGCCGCCGCAGTCACGCGGGCCGGTCGGTGATGGAACGTATGGCGGTGCCGCGGCCCGGTGGATCACCGGCCGCTGCAAGGACTCCACCGTGGGTGGTGTGCTGCACCGCGAGCAGATCGGTCAGTATGACCTCCGCGAGTATTCGGTCTCGCGTGCTCGAGACTGGGGCGATCGTGGTGTGCCCGCGGAGTTGGCCAGGGCGGCAAGCCGCCTGCGGATGCGGTGCGTCCAGGTGAACACCTGGGCGGAGTTGTGTGCCGCCCTCGAGCGTGGGTCACCGGTCGCCATCTGCTCGCAGGTTGGCTACGAGCCCAAGAGCGGGGCCATGCGGGACGCCGACGGCTTCAAGTCGAGGGCCGGACGCTGGGCGCACGCGATGCTTTGTTGGGGTGTGCGGCATCGTGCGAACGGCAGCCCTCGAGATGGTGGGCTCATCCAGAACTCGTGGAACGACAACTGGATCGGCGGCCCACGTTGGCCTGACGATCAGCCGCCGGGCTCTTTCTGGTCGTCGAGGCCCGACGTGGAGGCGATGCTGCAGGCCGGCGATAGCTGGGCCATCGGCACGTCGCTCGAGTGGCGTGATTTGCAGAATGCAAACTGGGGGCTGGCACTATGAACATCCTTTGTTGGGCCGTGTTCGGGGCGATCGTCGGCGGCATCGCTAAGGCACTCGTGCCGGGCAAGGTGCCCGCGGGTTGGGTGCCCACGATTCTTCTCGGCTGCCTCGGCTCCGTTGCCGGCGGCCTACCGTTCGGCGAAGGGCCGGCGGGGCTGGTCGGCTCGGTGATCGGTGCCGTGGTGGTTGTCGTCCTGCACTCTTGGTATGTGGAGGGCCAGTCGTGACCCTGACCGAAACTCAAAAGCGGCTGGCTTTGGCTGGCGTGATCCTTGTGGCGTTGACCTGGTGGGCGGGCACGTCGGTTGATAGCCCTTTCCGGCCGGGCCCGGTACGGCCGGATCGGCCGGTGCTGCGGTTCTTCGGAAAGGTCGGCACGCTGGCCGCCAAGCTGGGGCTGACGGCGTTGTTTTTCTGCGAAACGCCCGCCGACGCCGACGAGGTGAGTATTTCGCACGCCTCGATCGGGGCCGACGGCCACCCCATGCTGCGAAACGAGGTGTGGTGATGCACGCCCTCTGGCACTGGCTGCTTTACGTTCTGACGTGGCTGGCCCACGATCCGGCATCGCTTGCCGAGGAGCGTGCCAGGGGTGCGGGTGCGGTCAACGTGGCATACGCCGCGCTCGCCCAGGAGCCGGCTCCGGCCCCGAAGCGGGTGGCGGCCACGCCTGCCCAGCCGACGTCGTGCCAAAAGTGCAAGGGCGGCGGCCGAATCTACCGGCCCGACGGCGGATGGGTGCGTTGCGATTGCGGTGGGTGCTCGACGGGGCGGTGCCCCCTGCCCCGGTGACCGCGTGACGCCACTCGCCCAGCTCCAGGCTCACGTTCGCTACCGGCTGGGGAGCCGCGTGGCCTACGCGGGTGCGGGCAGGTGCGACGAGCTGACCGTGTTGGTTGTCCGGCATTGGCCCCACCGAATGCTCGAGGAAGCTACGGTCGTTGGCCGCAACCCCCGGCTGGTTGTCGATGCCCTGCGGTTGTGCGGGGCTCAGGTGCAGGAGCGGTGGGAGTTGGCTCACGGGATCGGGCCGCTATGGAATCTGGTGCTCGCCGGCACCGTCGATGCGGTCGGCGAAGTTATCCTGGAACTGTGGTGGGCGGACGCTGGTTGGCGCGATGCCCTGCGGCGGCTGTCACTGGCCGATGATCGCGAGTAGGGCGTCGATCGTGTCGTGCACCGCCCGGGCGAGCCTGGAGTCGGTGCCGAGCTCCTGGCCGATCCGCACGAGCAGGGCACCGCGGAGCATGGTTGTCCAGGTGGGGCGGGTCATCGGAACATCTCCTGTTCCATGAGTTGAGCGGGGAACGGGGCCACGTCAACGTCGCAAGGGCTGACGATCCACTCATACGCCACGCCGTCCGGATGCCTGGACGGAGGCAGCACGGATTGTGCGGCCCGGCCGCCGATCCGCAACTCGAGCCAGCCGGTTTTGAGCACGGCGGTCTGCGGCATCCACGGCTCCCACCGGAATAGGCGGTGCTCGCCACGGGCCGATCGCCAGGTGGGCGTGGGCAGGTCGAGGATGCCGAAGTCGGAGAGCTGATCCCGGCCTGCGGCGTCGTCGTATTCCACGTCCACCACGCCGGAGTCGGGGCCGAGGAGCAAGCCGACGTTGTCGCCGGCGGCGAGCCAGCGGGCCACGTCGGCGGGGTTGGTTGTGCCGCGGTGCTGCCAGCCGGTGCCGACCGGGCGTTTCGCCCGGCGGGCGACGCGGACGAACCGGCAGCCGGCGGCGGCGAGGGATTCGATGGGGGTCATGCCGCACCCCCTTCGGTCCGAACGAAGTACGGGGCCATGCCATCGGCCATGATCTCGTCGCACGTCTCCCAAGCATCCTTGAGAGTGGTGAAGCGTTTCACGCGGTCGGACTCCGGGGCGATCGGGGTGATCCGGCCGCCGCATTTCAGCAGGCAGCAGATTTGCGACGTGATGATCGCGAGCACGTAGTAACCCGCGGTCGAGGTCTCGGTGTAGATCGGGGCGGTCATGGTCTCGGTCTCCTGGTTGTGCGGCTGGGCCGCGGGTTGTCCCCGCCGGCGAAGTGCCGGCGGGGTGGGTTGTCGGTCAGGCGATCGCCAGCGGGCTGGCGTCGGCGGTGAGGATGATGGCGTCGGGGTCGAGCTCGGCGAGCAGCTCGTCGACCGCGGCCTCCCCGCAGCGGCGCTCGATGCTGTCCAGCATCATGGCCCGGGCCAGCCGGGCGTGCTCGTCGGCGGGGATCCCGGGGCCAAGCTCCCGAAGGGCGTCGGCGAGCACCTCCACCGGGCGGGCGTCGCAAGCGGCTTTCATGGCGTCGATGTGGTCGCGGATGGTCATGGTCTCGGTTCTCCTGGTTGTGGCCGCGGGTTTCGTTCCCGCGTTGGTTGTGTAGTTATCGGCGATCAGCAATAACGAGTCAAGTGGGTGAGCAAAAAATCTTTTCGGGGCGATCACTCGGTCGGCTTGCGGCTACGCTTTCGGGCCAACTTCGCCCGGCGGGCGATGGTCTCTTCGGATTGCGGCCGTCCAGCGAACGGGTGGCGCTGAAAAGCCAAGGCCGCGGATCGAAGGGCAAACCACTGGCCGTCGATCTCGATGCCGGGGATCTTGCCGGTCTGAACGTGCTGGAGCATCCACTGCCGGGACACGTTGGCGAGGTCGGCGGCGGTGCCGACTCTGACGTAAAGGGTGGGGTCGATTTTGGTTGGCATGATGTCATTTTTGCGACCGGTTGCTGGTTGTCAATACTGGTTGGTTGTGGTCAGTCGGCGAACATGGGGACGAAGCGGGCCGGGGCCGGGCGGGCCGGGCCGACGGGGGCACCAGCGGCGTCGAGGTCCAGTAGGTAACGGTCGGCCGTGCGGCGGGCGTCGGTGCCACGGGGGGCGTGGTCGTCGGCCGTGCGGGCGTCGCCGACGGCGAGGGCGTCGACGGCTCGGCGGGTTGTGGGATCGAGGTCGCGGTAACGGGCGGCGAGTCGGCAGAACTGGGCGGCGGTCATGGGGTCGGCTCCTTGGTTGTGGTGGTTGTGGTTGCGGGATCACTGGTAGCCGTGGATCTCGTCGAGGACGTGGCGGGCACGGACGATCTCCTTCCGGACGCGGGCAAGAATGCCGGCGGCGGTTTTCAGTTGGGGCACGCTGACGCATTGGTGGACGGGCTGACGATCGGCGAGGCGGGCGGCGGCACCGGGGCGGCGGTAGACCTGGTACGGTTCCCAGCGTTGTCCGTGGTGGTCGTCTCGCCAGTTCTGAACGGCGGCGTCGATGGCATACTCGACCGCTGACAGCTCCGCGACGGCGGCGGCCACGTCGACCTGCCGGGCTGTCTCGCGGGCGGCACGGGCACGATCGGCGGCGGCGGTCTCGAGCCGGTCGGCGTCGGCCCGGATGGCCTCGAGCACGTCGGGCGTTATGCCGGCGTATTGCGTGACGCATACGCTCCCGACGATCGCCGTCCGGCCGTCGTCCAGGTTGTGAAGATTGAAAAGGTAACGGAGCCCGTGGTGGCCGCACGAGCAGCGGCCCGTAGCGCGGGGCAGCTCGGCACACTCTCCGCGGTATTCCCACCTCGAGCCGTCTCCTAGTGCGGCGGCGAGGCGTTCGGCGTAGTGGCAACGGTTACGGGCCTGGGTGGCGGTCGTCATGGGTTGTGGCTCCTGGTTGTGGTTGTGGGTCTCGGTGGCCGGCGATCGCCGGGCCGGCCCGGTTCCCGCCGTCCCCGGTGGGGCGGCGGTGGCCGGGGCGGCCGGGTCAGTCGTCGAGCCCCTCGGCGAGATCCCATGCGGCCGCGGCGGCGGCTGCTGCGATTTGGTCGACCGTCGGGCGGCGGCGCTTCCCGCCGCGGGCACGTCGGGCGAGTTCATGGGCGCAGTAGTTGATCTCGTCGAGGTAGTAACCGGCGTTCGGGTTGTCGGGCATCGCCCGTAGTGCGGTCTGGCAGTCGGTGATCGTGAAACGGAGTTCGGCATCCGACCGGCGGCGGCACTGCTTGGGATACTCGATGTGGTTCATGACTTTCCCGGCGTAGTTACTGACGATGGCGTAGGCGGGCATGGCGTGGGCTCCTGGTTGTGGTTGTGGGTCGGTCGGAAGTCGGCCGCCCGTTTGCCCCCGCCCGTGGGCGACGGGGGGCGACGGGGGGTCGATCACTTCCGCAGCACCGCGAATGCGAAGTCTTCGTTCGCCAGCACCCCGCCCACGAGCGTGAACTGTGTCGGGTCGAGTTCCAGCACCTTCGTGGCGAGAAGCCCCGCCACGGCCGCGTGATTCTCCCTCACGTTCAGTTCGTGGCTCCAGGCGAGCGTGGCGGATCGGCCGCTGGCACTCGTCGCCTTGATTCGGCTGCCGCGGTGATTGGTGGGGGAAAGGTAGCGAGTCACGATGACTCCTGCGGCGATCGTTTCAACTGCGGGGGCATTGGTCGCATTCATGGTTTCAATCTTTCTCGAAGTGTTTCCCGCCGATTGAAACCCGCGGCGGGGTCGGGTTGTGTGTTGGTTGTATGGTATTGTCGAGCGGTGATATAGGATCAAAAGGGGGCAGATTCAAGGTGAGCACGAAGCCGGGGACGGCCGGCCGTCGGATGACGGGAGAAGAATGCCACGTCAACACTGGCAACCTCCCAGCGACGGCCGACTCGTCGTCCGCGAACCTTCCCGGCCTTGACGAGTTGCCGGAGCCATTGTTCGGTTATGTCGGCCGCGGCCGCGGCGGCTACTAGGCCCGTCCATGTCGTCTCGATCTCGTCGGTGCCGGCTTGGTCGATCAGCCGGTCGATCACTGCCGACATAACGTCGTCGGCCGGCCGGAATCCGGGGGCACCGTCTGCGAGATCGTCATATAACTCGTCGGCTGTCATTCCGCGGCCGGCCGCGGTTACGTC